GATACTATCCCCACCCCGTGGTATCTGTTTTTCGATTTGACCATTATTAATTTATGATGGCACCAACATTAACCGTTGGGAGAGCAGACTTAAACAAGTTTATCAAAATGAAATTATCTATGAATAGATCAGCTTTTATAGCCTCTCTACATCTAGAGAATGTCAGTTATGATAAAGCAATGTTTATTTGGTCAAAGTATGAAAACAGGATTAATGATGATATCAAGAATCATGGTTTACAACACACTTTGGTTCTTCATAAATCATATTACGAATTTCTTCGTAATAAAATTTTAGATTTACCAACTCAGCCCTTGAGTTTCTGTAAAGTAGACAAGAATTCCATTCCTAAACCCTTATGGCCGTTAAGGCCATTGATTAAAGGGAATAGGTCTGAGAAACGCTTGGCCTTAACTATCATAAGAACTTATGAGAAGATTAGACTACCAATAGAGATTAATCTAGGACCAATTGAAAAACCTCATCCGTATGGATTCAGTTCTTCAAATACAGTCAAAGATTTTCCTATATTTTTAGAAAAATTTACAAATAAGTACCCATGGTATTTAGGGACTTTACATAAACCGAAAGGTAGAGATAAAGATGTTTTCACTAGTTTAAGCAAAGGACCAAATGGTCCCGCTGTAGCTACTGCTCACATCGATGCCTCTGCTGTGTTAAATGATGATGTTCTCTATTCTAACCTGAAATATATGAATGATCTTTTAGATCAAACATATATCACAAGTTGGATGGAGAAGCATTCATCATACGTAACACACAAAACTTCTTATATAACCGGCCGGTTAGGCTTTTCAGCTGAACCCGGAGGGAAAACAAGATGTTTTGCAATCGGAGATTACTGGTCTCAAACCTCTTTAAAAGTGCTACAAACAAGTTTGTACAACACTCTAAAGAACATAAGTACAGATTCCACAGCTAACCAGGATTTAGGATTTAAAACCCTTGTCCAGGAAAGCCTTGGAAAAGATACTTACTGTTTTGATCTTTCATCAGCTTCAGATAGGATTCCTGCAGTAATGCAAGTTCACCGTCTAAATTTGATGGATCCAAACAGGTCTTTAGGTTTGGCTTGGTACTCAGTAATGACTCAAAGGAACTTTCACATTAAAGACCTTAACAACAAAAGTGTGAGATGGGAAGTTGGACAGCCTTTAGGCTTACTTTCTTCTTTTCCCTCTTTTGCGTTATGGCACCATGATATCGTCCAGTATTCTTATAATTTAATAAGGAAGGATAAGGGATTACCCTTAAAATTCTTTAAAGATTATAGAATACTAGGTGATGACATAGTAATATTTAATAAGAAAGTTGCTGATGTCTATCAAGAGATTTTACAAGAGTTAGGAATTCCTATCAACTTGTCAAAATCCATAATAGGTATCAATCGAAATTCCCAAATAGAATTCCTTAAGAGGATTTCCTATCGGGGAAAAGAGTATAGTTCTATCAAACATAACATACTAACTAAAAATAATGTGTTAAACACATTAGATTTAGTAGATATTATGATTGAAAGAGATCTATACCTAAACGATACAGGTCATCAAGATTTGTGCAAAATACTTTCACCGAAAGATTCTGAACGTTTTAAACTAATGTTTTGGTTTAGATCAAAGTCCACTGCGCCTTTTCAGGCTGACAGTGGGATTATGATCGATCGTGAAGAGTTCACTAATTTAGTGTTTTCAAAACGACTCCAAAACCTTATGGATAAAACAGCTGAGATAGATAAAATTTTCATGGGCAATAAGCCTTTAGATAATTTTTACATCAAAGCTTCGATACCGTATGATGAAACGGCTCTTGGTCTAGGCCAGACGTTTCCATCTGACATGTACGAGCTTCACCCACTGGTGTGGGCTATAAATCAAATAGGTTTAGACCTAAGCGATGCTTTAACACACCTCTGGGATGGTGAATCCAAAGATGTACTTCCTGTTGAATACTTGCCATTAGTATCATCAAAGTCATTCTTCTTTGACATAAAGTCTAAAGGTGAATTTCTTTCACGAATACTAATTGACTCATTTAATGAGTTGAATAATCATTCCAAATCATAAACGATATTCTCTTAGATTCCGGAGAATCTAAACAGGGTTAAAATATGTTTAGATCATACTTATATGAGCTATAGAAGCTTGTGGTGCCCGAAAGGGC